GTCAGATTCCAGGCTTAAAAAACCCTTTGTTGTGTACAACTTGTCCGATTTACGGCTATTGCACCTATTACAAATTGCTGCGAGATTCTCAGGGTCATACAGCGCGCCTCCCTTACTACGAGGGAATATATGATCGACGCTTCCTGCGTCTGGACTGCCGCAGATGTAACACGTATTCAAATCCCTAGCCAATATCTCTTTACGCAGTGCGACCCAGCGCTTATCTCTTAGACCGCCTGCCATTAGTACCAGCCTTTAGCTCTATGATGTCTAAGAGCTACTATACAACTACCCTGATACTTATGGTCTAGGTACTTGACAAACCAATCTATCTGTTGTACCGCTGTAGCAGTCTTTAGGTATTCGCTTCTACCCTGTACTAATCCGTAATGGCTACCGTTCTTAGCTCGATAGTTGCCGTTACTTTCTAGCCTGATTATCTCTAGACATGACTGTAGCTCTTTGGGTTTAACTACTTGTTTTAAATGAGTTTTCCAATTATCTAAGGACTTACTATAACTACCATAACTCGAGCTATACGCTATGGAGACAGATAGGAGAAAGACCAGCCCCCCTCTTACTCCCCCCACTTTAATATCCCCCACTGACAATAGTCAAGCAATTAGGACAGCCTCCGCGTGTCGCCCATATCCACGCACCGCACCCAGTACACCGCTGAATTGACTGCTCACTGTTCACCGTAACCCGCCTGTCTCATTAGGTTTACTAACTGCTCGAAAGATAGTAAGGCCACCCAGTCCCCTATAGAAGCCTCTCCCTGCCCGTTTAAGCGTAATACTGCCACTCTTAGGTCTAGGTCATTAGCTCTATCTTTTAACTGCCTCATAGTCTCACCTGGGCTAAAATTGGTCCGAGCTTTTACTTCCCAATCAATACCGACTGTCCCGGTTATATCGCTACCCTGGCGCCCTGCCCCCGTACTCTCGGCATAGGGGAAGCCATGAGCTGCTAGATATTGAGCTACGATTTTTTGACTTCTGTAGCCTCTATGCTTTCTGGCTTGACTCATTAGGTAGCACCTTCACTAACTCAGCTCTAGGCACTCGCCAGCATGGCTTCTCATATCCGTCATAGGCGTAGCTATCGTCCTTGCAATACTTGACAGGTAGCCAACCCTCGATAATAAAAGGGTTCTCACCTGTTACGAATATGGCTCTATCGCTGTCCCTGTCTGTAGGTCTAATCGTTAAGTATTCAGGGTTTAGCGAGTGTTTGACTTCCCAATCTGGGAATATGTCCGGCTCGTTTTTAAAGGTATTTAACTGAGGCATAAAGTCCGGGACTCCTAACCATTTAGCCGCTGCCATTTCAGAAGCTATAGATAGCAGCTGATACTTAAACTTTAACTCCTCGGTATCAGGCGTAAAGTAAGTATCTTTATAGTTTAAAGCTCTATCACTCTCAAACTTGATAACCGCTAGTTTTAAACACACCGTCATTTCGTCGCCGGTTAACGTAACCTGGGCGCTCATCTATGCCTACAGTCTGCACATATCCAAACCGACATCTCTAGCGCCATAATGCCGCCAGCCTTAGAAGTTACTTTGTTACAGCTGTCGCAGGTCTCGGTCTCATCTATAACCGCGTTACCTTCTCGGTCAACCTTTAACGAGATATTGCCAGGGTAGATAATCTCCATAGCTCCCATTAGTTGACCCAAACAGGGTCGCATTGTTGCGCTTTAACCTTCTCCGGACACATCCAACCTTTGTAGGCTTTATTCGTCTTAGGACTGGTACCGCTTAAATAGGTGCGTTCGCCATGCTTACAGCTGGGGCGGGTTTCCGTAGCTACCGCTCCCAGTGTTTCAGCTACTGTCCCTATCGCGTCGCTAATTGTCCAAACGTCGCCCGGCACTGGCTCGCCTGCAGCTAATCGATTTACTTTAGAGGCTTCCTCCCGGCTCATCTTTTTACCTATTTTAGCCTGAAACCCTGCAGCTGCTAAAGCGCGTCCAATCGAGCTAGTTTCCGCATTAGGAATATGAAAATCCTTATTTACGCCTCGATCGCTAACAGTCTCATCCGCGTAACCTGTAGCTATAAGCGTATGGTCATTACGATAAACACTGCATTTAAATATAACTGTTTTACCTTCGTTAAATACTAACTCAGTCTCTATTTTGCCGTCTGCGTACTTAGCCCAGAATTTCGCTATACGTTCGTCGACTGGCTCGTAGTCCTCTAAATTGAACATTATGCCCCTATCTCTAATTGGGTAATCTGCATAGCAACTAATTGGTCAGATAGTCCCCAGCGGTAGGCCGGGGTAGTAGTTGTAGCGCTAAAGGTCGTAACTTCTAAAGCGCACTCATTACAGTAATGGCGCTTAGTAACATTAGATTTAGGATTAGTGCTATGCACTGTAACCGTCGCTGGCGTCGTAGCTTTAGGGTGCCAGGTTCCCTTAGCCTTTCCCCAGAGTAATTTACAATAATCGCACCATATACCCGGGTCTGATTTAGTAATCATTCAGACTGCTAACAACGCCGTTAGAAATATGACGAGCTACAGCTCTACCGCGTTCGTAACCCTCAGAGCGACCAGCGTTAAAACCCTTAGACCAGCCCAATACTGCAGCCATAAACATAAGCCCGGCATAAACTAAACACATAAATATAAAGGCTAGATCAGGAAGCATTAGCAACCCCCTCGCGTACCTCGTAATTAGTAATAATTGAGTATTCCTCTAAATTATTATCGTAACAAACTCTAAAGCCTTCATTTATAGAGGCTAGGTATGACTTAGCAATTATAAGAGCCAGAGCATTATCAAACCAATAAATAACGCTATAGCCAGGGTTTGACTGTATTCCATCAAACCGACCCGCTTTAATTTGTTTGTCCCAGCTTTTATTAAAAGCCATATAGGTATTACTTAAGGCCTCAAAATCTGTCTTATCCATTTTGAGTATTATTTGAGTAGACATTTTTACACCCTCTCGCTTGGGGCTAAGAGATTACCTCCTAGCCCCTTTAGTATGGCATAGACCCCCGACGGATAGAAAGGCCTTGCCCGGCGTGTCTAGTTTTTTTCTGCAGACCTGCCGTAATGAGCGTCCTGCTTAGAGAGCGCTCTTAATAGGACGGGTACTAACGCCGCCCAGAAGCCGTTACAGATAAGTTGCCAATCCGCAGAGTTAAACTCTAGCGGGGTCTTACCTACTGAGGCCATTAACGTAATTAGTAGTACTAACAAACCTCGCAGGTACGTACCAGTAGCAGCTATGCACTGTTGCTTCATTTTGCCTTATCCAATCCGAGCGCTTTTATACGCTCTATAACCTCTTTAGGGGTGAGGTTAATCTCAATATGCATACTATCCAGCCTTTTTTTGTAATCGCCGCCCCAGCCACAGCCATATTTTTTTACTAAAGCTCTAATAGTTACGCATTGTTCAAGTGTAAAAGTATCAGCTTTACCTAAAGGGTGGGCATTAGCCGAAAAATCTATAGCCGTCCCCGAGCTATGGTTACTCAGCGTCTCGGTTTGCCCTCTAATTGGCCTAAACGCGTATCCCCAGGTATCTAAAGTCCCGGCGTCTATTGGCTCTACTAATTTATGCCACTCTGCAGCTAGAGCTACTAATAGCGGCGCCACCTTTTCAGCCAGGCGTATTTTAATACTTGTCCCAGGTATCGGATAAGATTTAATCCCAATTTCTGCAGGGTCCTTACTGGCAGGCCAGCCGTTAGAGCTCTTTAGGGTGCTCGGCATTACTGCACTCCCAGCGGTAATTAGTAGTATTTAAAATTAACTCAGGGTGGCCGCACTCAGTAGCAGGCTCTATAAAAGCGTCTGCTTCTGGGTCATAGTAACCCCCGATATAAGCGTAGTTATATCTAAAGCCGTTAGTAGCAGCGTTATAGCTAGTCCGCTTTACTGTGTAAGGCGTACCTAAAGAGTAGTAAGTTTCTGGGTCTAAACCGTCAATAGTTTCCGTTTCATCTTTACCGACGATTACGGTAACTACTACGTTATTAGCGTCTAAATATGCGTAATGTGCCATTATGCAAAACTCACCGTGTCCGATACTCCGGCAGCTGTTATTACTGAAATTTTAAAGCCACCGCCTGTAGTTGTTGATTGTGTAACTCCACCGCTAAAGGTCGCAGTAGCAGTATCTGCATATTTCAATATAACCGTGCCAGATCCACCGGCACCCCCGAATTGCTGACCGCGTGAACCGCCACCGCCGCCACCTAAGTTTGTGCCACCGGCTGTTCCAGCGCGACCAACTCCACCGGATAATTGTCCACCAGTACCACCACCACCAGTTCCAGCAGCACCGCCGGTTCCTGAATCACCACCACCGCCGCCACCGCCTGCACGGGTAACACTTGATCCAGTTATTGAACTTGCTAAACCATTACCACCTGCGCCGCCGTTTCCAGTAGCTGCACCATTTGCACCGACCGCATTAGCACCGCCTCCACCGCCTCCACCATTAGCTAGTGAGCCAGTACCGCCATTATTACCCTGCACGGGTGAAGCTGTACGAGCACCGCCTGAGCCTACGCCGCTAGTTTCACCGGCGTTACCGCCGCCTCCGCTGCCACCTGTCCCACCGTTACGGCTTACGTTTGTGCCTACTCCTCCACCGCCTCCACCGCCTCCGGTTGCGGTTACGCTTGCAAATAAACTATTACCGCCTGAGCCACCGTCGCCGCTGTTAGCTGTACGACCTGCAGCACCGGCTCCGCCTACTGTTAAAGTATTAGCCACGCCTTTAGTAATACTTATGGTGCTCGTTAAATATCCGCCGGCGCCACCGCCGCCTGTAACCATACCGCCAGAGTCAGAGCCACCGCCTCCTCCTCCACCGGCCACTAAAAGATATTCCACCGATACAGGTAAAGGCGGATTAAAAGCTATAGCGCCTACGGATATGTTACCGATCATTACGCGACAGCACCTACTACCGTCCAGGCGTTAGTAGCGGTTTTAATTGCCACAGCTGCTTTATATTGTGCCACCGTAGGACTAGCAGAAGTTGCGCCAGCGCTAGTTACTGTAGTAGTTCCAGAAGTAACGGCGTTAATTGTCATTAGCCCAGCGCCAGAATTTAAAATAGTAATAGCTGTACCGTTAGGAAAAGCGTAAGTAGCGTCTGTAGGTATTGATATAGTTTTAGTAGAGGCGTTAGAGCCAATTACTAATACCTGGTATTGGTCGGTACTAGATAGCGTATAACTCGCTGAGCTCTGTAAATTTATCGTATAGGAAACGAGGCCGTTATACATATCAGCTGTAAAAACTGTTCCCGTAACTGTTGGAAATCCTGAGGCCATTACTTTACCTTCTCTCTATTGTCAATAGGATAGTACATTTATCCCAATTTGTCCGTAGTCTGCGTTCCCGAATATAAAGGAGTCGATAATAGGTTCCAGGGTAGTCCAAGTAACTTTCCAACTCGAAACCGTTATATTGTGATTTACTCCGAAAATTTGTAAAGTCTTATTAAGAGTTGAGGTACCAGTAGCCGCAGGCTGCGTGGACTTAACCGTAATAGTGTCGAAGTAATCTAGCTCTAAAGCTGCAGCTATCCCACTGTTATAACCGGGTGTATATAAATCTTTTAAAGTAATTGAATCGCACCTAATCGAAGTGTCTTTACGACTGGCTACATAGGCGAGAGCGTAGTTCTTAGCTGCAGCGGTTGAATCCATTAATAAATTTTCCTGTTTATAGCTGTGAAGGAAGTACGTCGCAATACTGGTCGCGTCGCTGGCTGTCTGCGTGGCCATTCCTGTAGCCGTAATTGAGGCGTCGTTAAAAATTAAATTGTCATTTAGTACCCATTTAGCAGAGCCGTACTCTATGCCGCTGCCGTCATCTGCAAAAATTACAGGCGTCGAACCAATACTAGAACTAGTTAGGAGGCGGTCCTGGAACGTGTAATTACCCGCCGCGTCAATATATCCGGCCCCGTATTCGCTGGTACTGACCGTCTGCAAAGCTTGTAAAGCTGTCCTCGTAGTACCAGGGTCCTGTAAAAGCGTCTGCTGGCCCGAGTCGACGTCCCGCATAGAAGCAGGCCAGCCTACTGTATTTAAAATCGCGTTTACTCTGGCGCCTGATAACTGTCCGGCTGTTGCACCTGTTACCGTCGAGACGTTGGCCATATTAAGGACGCGGGTCGCGTCGACGCAGTTTAAGGTTGTATACGAAACTTCGCCTACGAGACTTGCCTGGACATAATCGTATGAAACTATATAGCCAGCAAAAAGCGGACTTACTAAATTATTATTTGTGTCCGTAGCGGTAACTATAATTTTACGGTTTGGAATTATATTTGGGTAGTAAATTGAGGCCGTGTTACTAGGATTCCAGTTTCCGTCGACGTCCACAATCCTAACCTGACAGGTACCGGCCTGGAATTGGTCAGCGTTAGCGCTGCGTCCTCTAGTTATATTAACCGCCTGCACCGTACTAGATACGTCCGCCGTAACTGTTGCCGCGTCTGCCAGGATATTAACGCCGATAATTCCTGAATCGATTATCATGGCCTGGCCGAAACTAGCGCCCGAACTAAAATTTACAATTACATTTATAGTAGGAGCGCTCACCCTGTACCAGCTCTATTTAGACTGTTGCCGTAAGTGTTAGAGTTTTCAATCGCTCGCCAGACTGACTCGTAAAAGTCCATAGTAGTACCGAAGTTAATACCGCCTTGCATATTTACAGTTACGTTAGGGGCTTGATTAGAGCTAGACGCTGCACTCCGGGAGGTCATGCTGTCTATTAAATCACTGCTAGGGATATTAGGGACGTTAGTCTGCATAGGTGCAGGCGGGTTACTTACGGCGTTAGCGCCCTGAGGAGCTAAGTTCGTACCAGCGAATAAGCCGCCAGGGTAAGTAAAAGTACTTACAAAAGTTGCGTAAGCCTTAGCGTTATCTTTTTCTAAAGCCAATATCTCGGCAGCGTTTTTCTTTTTAACTGCCAGGATTTCGTTAGCTCTGGCTATCTCTGCGTCCGCGTTCTTTTTCTGCAATACTTCTAATTCCTCTAACGCTGTTACGTCATCTTTTTTGGTCGTAGTTTTAATAGCGATTAAAGCATTAACCCGAGCTAAATCCTCAGCCGATAAGGTCCGCTGTTTAGCTGCGGTTAACTGGATAATATCCATATCGAACATAGCTTTTAACTTGTCTACTGCGGCCTTTTGTTTCTTTAATAATAGTAAAGCTTTCTCGTCTTTAATAGCTTTTAGTCTGGCTCTCTCTGCAGCTTGAGCCGCTAGTCTTTCGGCTTCTATTGGACTCTGGCGGTTAGTTGCAGTAATACCCGCAGCTACTACGCCTCGACCTCTGTCAGCCATTCCGGCGAGCGCTCCACCTTTTTTAGTACCTGGTACCAGAGGAGTAGTACCAATTTTAACTACCCCGGCTAGGATTTTAAATAATGCACTTGATTTAAATTTAGCGGTTGCGTCTGCTATTCCAGTTACAAAGAAAGACGTATTAGCCGCCAGCGTTTCCATAGCGTCCGCGGCGTCCTCTATGCTTTGATCTTTGCCGAACATAGTTAAAGCATTTATAAGGCCATAACCAATAGTCTCTTTAGCCTCACTAGCTGAGACTTGCAATACTGCCATTTTACCCGCGTAAGTATCTACAGCTACCTGGGCCTGGCCTCCGACTAAATTAGTTAACTTTGTTACCTGTTGCTCAAAGCTCATAGTCTTTAAATCGGCTTTAGTGATACCTACACCGAGAGCGAATAGAGACTTAGTATTACCGAGGTAGGCCTTACTTAATGCCCCGGCCGTTATAGTTACGTCCTTACCTGTTTGGGCTGTCAGATCTAGCGCGAGGTTTAATAAGTTCTGAGACTTACCGACATCCCCGGTAGCTAGTAAAAGTTTCTGCATGGCCGGACGGAGCAGGTCCTCAGACACGCCAGAAGCGCGCTGCAGATTATCTATAAAGGATTCTAAAGGTAAAGCCGCATAAGCCAGACCTAGATTTTTTAGGGTATTAGATAAAATCTTTTGGGCTTTTTCGTCTGCCATAGCTGCGGCTACTGACTGTTTAGCGAAGGCTCCTATAGAAGCTGTCATAGCGGCGAGAGTTAACTTACGGGTTAGACCCATTTTCTTAAAGGATTTTTCTATGCTGCCTAAACCTCTTACGGCCTCTTTAGTACCTTTAGCGTTATAGCTAATTACTACGGGTATCCGGATAGCGTCCTTAGCCATTATTTAAGTACCTTTCTATTAAAAGCATTTACAGCCCTAGCCATAGCGTGTTCAATATCTTTTACAGCCTGCTTACGGTTATCGTTAACAGCTTTCCAAACTACGCGGGTCTGTTGACCTCTCACTACAATTTTGTCGGGCTTACTTCTTTCCTCAATCATTTTAATAAAGTGTTTACCCTGGGGGCTGTTGCCTCCTCCACCGCGTCCGGCCATTTCATAAATCATAGCTGCGGCGTTCTCCTGTTTAATTACGTAGGCTTTGCTAGACCAGACACCCTTAAGCCGTTGACTTTCTAACTTACTTTTAATTCCCATAGTGGCCGCTCTAGGTTTGTATTGTAAGCGTGCCTGGTCCCAATTACTCTTAGAATCTTTTTTATAATTATCGCCAGGAGGCAGACCCCATTTACTTAAGGGTGCAGCCTCCGGCATTAATGAACGAGCTTCTAACTGGATTTTTTTAACTACCTGGTAAATCTCTTTATTCATAACTTTTAAACCGTCTTTGTCAAACTTATTTAAAAGCGCGACTACTTTGTCTAAGCCGTCAATCTCTTTAGCGCTTATTCGGCCTGGAGCTTGCACGTCTTACCGCCTTTGCTTTCTCAGTTAAAACATCTACTACCGCCGCCAGCATTTCCGGCGACATCTGCAAAAAGTCCGAGGTAGGGATCCCGGTCTCAACTGCTAACGCCGCTATTTGATGAGTAAGTGTTTGGCGATCACTTACCCATTTAACGGGTCGTTTTCGATTACATCTACCTCGGCTAACGTCTTTAAAAATTCATTACCAAACACAGCGACACTCTGCCCGCTAGTTCTTATGGCTATCCAAACGAGATAATAGACATGAGTCTGCATCTCTTTTTCTCTAAAACATTTATTTATTCCCATACCTGCATAGGCTTCGAACTCTACCTCGATAGCCGGGGTAATTTTGTAGGTCTCCACTACCCCGGACTCGAACGTAACTTTTAAACTAGCCATTTTCTCGCTCTCTTTCTTTAGACTGAGGTCTTAGGCCACGCTGTCGCGTCGCGTGCTGTAACGTCAAAGCTGAAATCTATGCTCGCAATTTCGCCCTGAGAACCGCTTACAGTTGCGTAGTTATTAATAAAGCAACTGCCTTTGTAAACCGGGTTCGTAGCGCTAGGAGTTGCACCGTTAGGAGCTACTTCAAACAGCACGCTAGTACCGTCGCAGGCGTCTAGGGTAGCCCGTACTGCTCCAGCGCTTGCAGCGTCCTGGGTCAGGAATAAGGTACCGCTTAGAACATCTGAGGTCATACCAGCTAGGTACTTATGAGCTGAGTCTCCCGCAGCTGATATATCCAACTGATCATAGTTAATTAATAGGTTAAGGCTTGATACTGCGGTTGATAGGTCTACGGCATTAATTTTTAGATAACTATTTTGCGCGTAGTAAATTGTAGCTGCCATTAGTCGGATTCCTTTTCTTTAGTTGCGGGTTTTTCTGCTACTTCTATTGCTTCTATTAAGCCAGTTTTTAATAGGTTACTAACGTCATTACCTACTAAATCGTTTTCGGTCATAATGTCCCCGAAGGTCTTATCACCAATATATTTATGAGTTAATACTTTATATTTTATCATTTTGTTAGCTCCAATCCGAAACTATCTCTACATCTACCTCGGTCTGAAGTAAATTCCCTGCAGCGGTTTCCAATATGGCCGGGGCGCTAAAACTGCCTACGGTCATAATTAAATTAGCAGCGGATAACTTAGCGAATATAGCGACTATGAAGTCCTCTATATTTACCTGGTTTCCTAAATTATCTAGCATAGGTACTAACCCGTAAATTTTATATCTGGCTATAGGTGCTATAGCTGAGCGCTGGCCAGAACTAACTACGATAAAAGGGTCGTTATTGGCGATCACTATAGAATTGGCTAAAGGGATAGGCGGGATATAACTAAAGACAGTCCAGACAGTCGGATTAGCTAAAGCTGTCGCCAGTGTTGTTCTAAGAGTAGTTATAGCAGCTGGCATTTTGCTAACCTAACATTGACGCGGGGGACTGATACGGCGCTAATAAACCGCGTACTTTTGCTACGAGAGTATTCCCGAGCGCGTAAGGATTTTGAATAAATCCGTCTAGGGTTACAGTTGTTGCACCTGGGGCGCTTCTGGACTGCCAGATAACAGTAGCTAGAGTGGCCGTAGCTTCTCTGATCGCCGGGACTGTCGCGTAATCCTGAGCGTGAAAATCTCCGGTAACTAAGCCGTAGGGTTTTACTGCGTGGACTAATTGATCGCTACCAGTTTTAGCATAACTAAAAGTATAAAGAGTCGTATTTGTAATAGTTTTAGTTCCGTTAAATACAGCGCCAGCGCTAGAGATTACTACTGATTGACCTATTCTAAATTCATGAATTACAGGCGTGTAAATTGTTGCCACGTTAGCTGCTAGAGCAGTCGCAGAAATTGGAACAGTGTTAAACCATAAATACTTTTTGCATATGTCTTCTGCGGCCTGTGCCACTTCTTCGACTGTTGCGTCTGTGTAAAGGGTTATATTTTGTATCCCCAATAAAACGCGAAGCTCTGCCATAGTGATATAGGTAGCAGCCATAGCAGAGCCTCTCTGTTTTAGGCCTAAACCCTGTAGCGAGTTACAGGGTCTAGGGTTCTAGGGGTTTTTATTAGGTAAGGTTAAAGCGACGGATTCCACCGGCAACTAAAGTCTTAGCTGCGATATATCCGTAAAGCATTGTCTCGATTTCTCCAGAGCTAGGGATATTTGTAGAAAGACGTAGTACTGGGCTTTCCGCAATATACATAGAGCTAGGTACGACAATAAACGCGCTTTCGTCGATAGTTGTAGATACCATATTTGGGTCCACAAAAAAATCCAATCCTAAAACGTTTCCGCGTAGGCTGGTAGGTACAGAACTTCCTCCACTATTGTAAGGACTTCCTGCGTTATAAATTGGTCTCCCAGTACTATCCGTCGCGCCGAGAAGTAACGACCACTGGGAAGTTCCTCCTACGTAAGCTGTAGCTACTTCGCCAGCTGCAAGGTACGCGGCCGGGGCTTCTGTAGATACGAAGGAAATAATGCCAGCGCTTGAAGCTGCACAGGTAGCGCCTTGAGTACCGCCAGAAGTAGCTTCTGCTACTACATAAGCGTCTGTTGCTTTGTTATATGCGCGTTGCATATTGTCTAACATAGCTTGAAAAAATGCAGGGTTATCAGATGAACGCTCTAACAATTCTACAGAGTAGCGTTGTAGACCAGCCATTTTTACAACAGTTGCATTTACATAAGCTGAGACGATACCAGTCTCGCTAGGTGCTGCAGCTTCTGCCGTTGTCGCGACCGTACCTGAGGTCGTGATCTTAGGAATACTTACCACCATTCCGGAATTGCTAAGGGCTTTGCTTCCCCCGAACGCATCAATTAACGGACGAGAGCCGATAAGAGTATCAACTACGGTACCGACATATTGCACTGGGTTAAATGCTGGGTTAGTTGTAAATGAATCATCTGCAAAATTCATCACGTTAGCTGCTTGAGCGTCTGCAGCGCGTACGTAGTCGCGAGAATCATCATTACCTAATTGGGCTTTAATTGTGTGTTGCAAGTAAGTAGCCTTAGATTTAATCGGGCTGCGTACTTCTGAATACGCCATAGCTGTTACGGCGGTTGGGCGTGAGGCTTCGACCTTAGCGGCTTCTACCTCGGGGGTTACTGGGGTAGCGTTATCTGACACGCTGGCCTCACTTTCGGTTGGTTGGGTTTCTGGGTTTTCCTCTACTGGCTCAGGCTCGGTCTCACTCGCGGCGACCGAAATTACCGCGGCAGAATCGAACGCGGCAGCTTGGACCAAACTGGTTTCTATGAGGCGAGCGGAACTAATATATAAAATTCCGTCGCGAGGTTGGCTAGCAATTACTTCTACTCCGACACTAAGGCCGCTGCGTAAATCCTGGCTAGCTTCTACTAGCGAATCGTTACCGCGTGTAGTTTCTGCGATTTTAAAGCTAGCAAAAATACCCTCGTCGGTAGTAGTGAAATTTACGGCTCTGCCTATTGGCTGCTTAGGGTCATGCTCTAAAAGTAATTTAACTTTAGCTGTCTCATGGATAGCAATACTATTTTTTTGAAAAATTACTTTACCTGCACTGGTATATCCAATTTCGTTATCAAACGGAACAATCTTACCGCTAATAATTCTACGGCCTTCGTCGCAGGATAATTCCTGATTAAAGTTCAGTTTCATTACTCATGTCTCCATTCGGGGTTAAATCCTCCATAGCTTTAGCTTGATCTAAAGTTATGAGATTAAGGGCTAACATTTTTTCAATAATTGCTAAACGTGTCATAGGGTCAGTACGTAAAAAACTTTCATCTAAATTAAATTTTACGTAATTTTGAGAATTGGTCATATCGTCCATTGACATTCTGCCTTCCAGGGCGGAAATTATCGGACGAAGCGACATATCTACAAACTGTTTTCTTTCATCTAAAACGTTACTGTACGTGAGGCTATTGTTCATATCACTAGATAAGAGATAAGCGGGTACGTTGCATAATCTGGCTATTTGAGTACTAAGGAATTGCGAGGCGTCCGTGTAGCACATGTCCTTAGGACTAAAACTAGTAGCCTCATATTTCAAACTGGCAGAGAGAAAGGCC